CCGTTACGGGACCAACAGAAGAAAACCCACCGCCACCCCGGATGTTTCCAGTAGTGGCTGTTCCGCTTCCAGAGGTAAAAGTATAACTGTCATCAGTTACCTTTGTAATAGAAAAGCCTGAAGAATTTTCTATAGCCGTTTCTGTAAAACCATCAAAAGCCTCTACTTTTCTGAACCGCACGGTATCTCCTGTGCTACGACCATGATTTACTTCTGTGACTGTTATTACCGCTGAACCACTAGACCCAGACTTAAAAGAATTAAAAGGTAATAGAACCTCCGGAGCAGGTTCTGTCCTAGCAGATCGACTTAGTTTCAAAGCTTGAGGATCAGCCAAAACCCTTCGAGGTTCTAACTGAGGTTGTTTTGATTCGTATTCATCTTTGCCAACTAAGCTACCGTTCCACTCTAATATCATACTATTTAATTTATAGGCCCTACCAGATCTATCTGATATCCCTAAAGCGTATTTTCCAGAAGCATATCGAGCCATGCTACAAACTCAACGAAGAATAACTAGGGACCAACCGTAAAGCGGTCCTTTCTCCGTCCTCTGATGCAGCTCTTTGAAACTCTTCCTCGTAGATATCTTTCAAGAGACCAATCCTTTGAGGCGCCTTTTTGACAGCTATGTAATAGGCCAAACCAGCAACCAAGCAAGGTAAGAACCTAAACGGTAAATCAGCGGTGTTAACACCTGCATCCGCATCTTGAATGCGTCTGATCCTGTAGTAAATTAATTCGTCCGTTGAGTTTTCAGGAGAGGGCCAGAGCGTAACGGTGGGTGTTATCTGACGGTCCACATAAAACTGAGAGGGCCTTGCTTGGCTGGTTTTTTCGGGCGTACTAAGATAGTCACCTCGATTTATCCGGGTAATCGATATGTCTGTTCCACTTCTTCGTATGACTGCCTCAAGCATGTCTACGGTAGACTGAACATCCACTAAGCTTGGATTAGAACTAATCGTGGTCGTTGCGGAACTACTAGACCCTGTTATGTTCTCCCCCGCTGTAAAATCTCCGGAGGGTACTGTTATTCTAATTGTTGTGGAACTAGGCTTGTTGATAACAGACGCTGTAACACCACTTGTAGCACCTGTGATAGTCTCTCCTACACTTAAATTAGTTGAAGCACCTACGGTAGCCGTTATGTATCCTATTGGATAGGTGGCCACAGATGACGAGGCAGACAGACGGGCTAAGGGTTGAGTAATCTGTTCTACCGTCCACAGATTTAATCCTCTGTTGGCCCATTCTGCGAACAAGAGATTTAGAGACCGCCTAGAGGTAGCCGCATCATAACCTGTTCTAAACTCTAGGCCACACCTCTCAAAAGCCTCTTCTGTAACTTCGGCCATGTCTAAGTTAAAATCAACCGAACCAGAAGTCGCCATGATTAATTCCTATCCAAAAAGAGCCAATCGAACAGCAATACCGATTTGACCCAATACCAAAAGACCCACGCCCCAAAGAATCTTAGTAATTAAATCTAAGGATTTTTGAACATGGAATAAGTCATTTGTTTTTATAGTGTCTATTCTCTCCGAAAGAAGTTTTAAATCCCCTTGGATCTTGACAAGTTCCAGCTCGTTCTTCCTGTCAAGATCCTCGGACATTTTCTTAGTACTGCTTCAAGCAATGCAAAACGATGGAGTAAGTGTCCCCATTGGAGTGACCAACAGTGGTCAACTGGATATCTCCAGTGTTGCCGCCAGATGCCGCTACATTCGGAAGACCGCTCATATCTGAGTAGTCCAACGTGTCTGAATAATCCGCTGGAAGTTCAGCCGCTATCACATCAGTAGTCGCATCCCAAAGAAGTTTTACACCCATCCCAACATTGGTGAAGGTAATTCTTTTTACACGAACACCTGTGCAAGCCGTTCCGTCTTGCAAGGAAGAAAGTTCCGAAACATCTACTTTAGTGACAGCGGACTCTCCCGTGCCATCACTGGTGTTGGTGAGATAGAAAATGGCTTCTTTAGGACCATCTTCTACGGTGGTAGCCGTCACTGCATCAGCCATTATTATCTCCTTTTAAAAGAATGGGGGTCTCCCCCCCACCCTAGTTTACGCAACCTGAACGTACTCAATGATAAACGTAAAGGAGCCTGCCGTAGTAGCATCTACCGTGTTTGTAATGTTACAATAAATCGTTCTTTCTGCTGAAGTGTACTGAACAGAAGCTGGGGCCGTAGTGGCATCTTGCGTCTGCAAGACAAGAGAAGTAACCGTAACGTTACCCACCACAACTGTCGTTCCTCCATCAAGAATCTCATCTGTCTGAGCAGCGACAATTTGAGCGCCAGAACTAGAGGTTCCAACTTCATAACCAATGTCTCCCGTTCCAATAACTGGAGAGGTGACACAAAAAATCTTGATGTCGGTAATGATGGTGTTCGCAGGCTGCGTAAACTCGCCAATAGCTGGACTGTCACCCGCTGTGGTGTTTACAGTAACACCCGTGGCAAAACCAACGTGCTTGACGTATTTGTCTGTAACAATACCCGTTGAGGCAACATCAAAAACATTCGTTTCTGCACCTGTCGTGGCATTAACATTAATTACTTCAAAACCGTTTTCTGAACGGACGGGACCGTTAAAAGTGGTGTTACCCATCTAAATAACTCCTTACGAGAGATTGGCCCTAGAGTCTTCGTAAGCGTCTGCTGGGACAGTCGCTAGGGCTATGATTCCCAGAAAGTATGGGGGAGGTTGCCCTCCCCCATGTTTTTACGCGCCTTTAGATCCGTACACACAACGAGGATCAGAGAAACCGAAGCTGTAACGCTCACGGGCTTTGAACCGTACATTGCCAGTATCGAAATCGCCTTCCATCTTTGTGGACATGGGCATACGCTCAAAGTGAACGAAACCACGAGGAGCATCCGTCTTGATGAAGAACGCATCCGTATCCGTCAGATAGTGGTTAACAACATAACCCTGCGGCAACATACCCATGTTACGCATTGCGTTAACATCGTTGTCCGCAGAACCTGGGCGAAGAGTGGACTCAAGCAGACGATCCGCAACAAACTGAAGGTTTGGCGGGATAATCAACTTTTGACCACGAACCGATACTTTAAGACCGCGCTCATCAACAAAAGCTGCAATGTCAATGAGAGCATTCTCAAGGCTGGTTTCGTTCAGGTCAGCATCAGTGCTGGGCTCGTTGCGAAGCGACCCATTGTTTACCAACGGGTGGTCAGTAGCACAAAGCTCCTTACCATCTCCACCAGCAAACGTGCTATCAAAAGCATTGTTCAACGTAGACGCAGCTTTCACCTGTTTGGTGTTAGCCATGCTACGAGCCAAAGCTTTCGTATAGCGAGAAGCAAGGCGGTCATACAGATTATCTTCAATCGCTTCTTCCGTAATGGAGAAAGCAAGAGCGATAGTCTCATGCGTATACCTTGCCGTGTACGCTTCTTGTGCATCGTCAAACGAAACAGCGGAACCTTCCTGTTTTACGGGCGCAGACCCAAAACCAGAAAGCATCACTTCTTCTTCGAAAGCACGCTCCGAAGATTCAGTATCATAGATTTCTGCAGATTCGTCGTCGTACCGGGCATACTCAAGGCCGAAAAGGGCGTTGAGACCGGGTTCTAGCTCTTTAGCTAGTTGGGCTCTACTGATAGCCATTTTCTAATCCTCCTATACGCCAGTAGTTGACGGAGTACCAGCTACGATAGCACCGTTATTACTGTTAAAGTGATTGTTCAAACGTACAACCATGCCAATACCAGCTGCTGCAAAGTCTGCATTCTCAGGGTCATCTACCCAACCCATAATCCGCAGATGAAGGGCGGCTGTCGTGGCAATCGTGCTTACGGCCAAGCGGCCAAGCGAGACGCCAGTAGCATCCGTTCCTGTCGTAGCGGTTGAGAAGTTAGCATTTGCAAAAACTGCGGCACGAGCCCCAGCTTCGTTGGTCAAGGTGGCATCCGATGCAATCACATAGAGTTGCATTGGATCGTCATTGATGATCGCCTTTACGGGGTGATTACTATCTGCCCCAGATCCCGGCCAGTAGTTACTGAACACAGGTTTTCCAGTGGTGCTAGAAACATACTCGCAACCCTGAAATACACCAAGCAAACCAACACTTCCACCAGCGGCGGCACCCACAACGTCAATAAACCCTGTAGAAAGGGGAATGACGGGCGTTCCGTGATAGATCTTATTGGTATTGCCATTGGCAATTTCATAGAAGGAGTAGCTATTAGTACCAGTGGAATTGGCCGCACTACCCTGCTTCATCAGAGGGCGTAGGCCAAAACTTCCATTACTGTTAGCCATTTGTTATCTCCTAGTCCTCATTTTGAGGACCTCCAAAAGTTACACGAGATTGCCTATCAGGATTATTGATAGGCATTGCCGGATGTTGCTCACGAGCTAGTTCGTTATCAACAGCCGCCATTTGATTGCGGGTCATATCACGAAAATGTTTATCGCGCTGTTCCACAATCTCAACAGGAATCCTTGCAAGCAGAAGACCTCCTACACCTATAACACCAGCGTGTTTACCATCATCAATAGTCGGGGCTTCAAAATCAGGATAGTCATCACCACGAACCAGTTCCCATCCCTCTCGAGATCTCGCTGATACGTTTTTACGGTCATCAAAACCCATAACTTCTGCCCTTATCCACCGATGCTTGTACCCATCTGGGGCGGGTGGTGCGTCCAACATGGACGGTGGCTTCCAAGGTTCATTGCGTGCTTGCCTTGCACGAGTTTGGTTGGCTCTCGGCGTTCTCGTAGACTTTTGGCGAGTTGTGTTCTCAGTAGTCATGATTAATCCCTCACATATTTAGCGTATTCTTCAAGCGGTACATTTAACCTCTTTGCAATAGCAACTTGAGAAGGCGTTAATCGCACAGTTTTTCGTCCACTTCTATTGCGGGATGCAGAG